TACTGACGGAACTAATTGGTATGATATTTTTTCATTAGCTGGTTTAGGTGAAGCTTGGCAAATTAAAACTGGCAACTATACAGCATCAGATGGAGATAATCTTTTTGCAGATACATCTGGTGGAGCATTCACAATTACTTTACCTTCTTCTCCTTCACTTGGAAATCAAGTAAAAATTATTGACGCTGAAGGAACTTTTGGTACAAACAATTTAACAGTAGGTCGTAACTCTCAAAAGATACAAGGATCAGCTGCAGATTTAACAATAAGCACTAACGGTGCGGGCATTGCTCTCGTTTATGTAAACGCAGACAATGGATGGAGGTTGAAATATAACGACTAATGGCTAACTTACAAGATATAGTAAACAGAAGTGAAGTAGGCGCAATTAAGCCTTGGACAAAAACTACAGCTCCAGCAGGTTATTTATTATGTGATGGTTCAGCTGTATCAAGATCAACATATGCAGAATTATTTGCTGTAGTTTCTACAACTTACGGTTCTGGTGATGGATCAACAACTTTTAATGTTCCTCAATTACAAGGTAAAATGCCACAAGGTTTTGATGGTAATACATATAATTTAGCGGGCACTGGTGGAGCAAACACAGTAACAGTATCAGTAACAAACAACCAAGCTGCAACAAATGCATCTAACCAATCTGTAACTATAACAGGTGCTATTTCAAATACATCATTAACTACGGCTCAATTAGCTTCTCATACGCATACTGGTAAAGGTAATGGAACCTCAGAACCTAGAGGTACAATTAACTTTATGGGACAAGGTACAAATGCTAACCCTGATAACAGGATTGGTGGTTCTAGAAATGAAGAATCTATACCTCTTAATAATGCAGGATCAGGAACTGGTCACAATCACTCTCATACTTTATCAGGAACATTAACAGGTAATGTTACAACAAGTTTAACTGGATCCGTTACGGCTGCAGGAACAAATTCATTCTCACCATTTGTGGTGGTTAACTATATTATAAAGCATTAGGAGATATTAATGGCAACACAAATAGTAATAGGAAACGGAAGTCACATTACAGTAGATGATAACTTTCATATTGAATGGGCTGATAAAGGTAAAAATTGGAATAATTCTTGGCTGCCAAGCACAATTCATTATGTAGTTTGGAATAGTAAAGGACCAAACGAAATACAAAATAAAGACGCTAATGGTATGATGACTGGCAACACAAGTTTATCTGCTACAAGCGATGCAGTAGGAAATACTACTATAGCTGATTTATTAACTTGGGGCGAAGTTAGACAACTTCAAATTGAAGAAGCCCAACAAGATTACTCTGCCGCTGTTTTATCTGATAAAAATAATGGCACAACAAATGCTGAAGACAAAACTTGGAAAGACTACGATCCAAATTACTCTTAATTTAGTGAATCCACGTAATTATTGAATGCCTATCTCCTTGTGAGACTGGAGTAATTGCATGAGGAAAACAAAAATTACTTGGAAAAACAACTGCTGATCCTTTTTTCTTTTTTACAACAAAAGATTTTTTTTCAAAAAAAGAAAAATTACCACCTTCATAATTATCATTAAGAATAAAAGAAATACTTAATACTCTAGGATTTACATCACCATGATCTACATGAAGTTTGTACTCACCACTTTGACTTCCTTTATACAAAAGATGATCGTATCCAGTGTCTTCTATTGATGCGCCTGTTTGAAAATGAGGATGTTTTTCAATATATTTATCCAATACTTTTCCTACGCATTTAAAAATGCGTTGATCGTATTTTTTATTTAAAGGTTTCATATAACATTTTCTAACACTATTTTTATTTATTTCTGATCTTGTTGTTGCACTTTCAAATGTGTCATTTTCTGAATCTTTAATTATTTGATCGCAAACAGATACGTCTAAAATATTTTCAAAACAATTTATATAATCAGTAATTTTGTTCACTTGTAACTTTTTTTATTCCAAAAATAAGTTTTATATTTATCAATCCATTTACTATGCATTAAACTTAAAACTTTACTATGTGCTTTTTCCAAATAAAAACCCGACCACATTTTCCAAGACTCTCTTTTAAAAGGAATAACTTGCACCATAGGCTCTCCTTTTTTTATTAAAAACTGTTTATCTTTTTTTAATAAAATAAAAGGAAAATTAATTAAACTAATATACTTATCTGTATCAACAACTCCTTCTATAATTTTAAACCGTTCTTCTAATCTATTCATAGGTTGCAAAAATAAACAGCTATACCCTGGAGGTGTTTTAATTAACCATTTATTATGAAATTTTCCTGCGTTTTTCCCAGTTTGTTTTTCCCATTGTTTTGGTAGTTGCACTCGATTATGATAACCAAAGTCGTTAGGTTCTCTGTTTGCTGGAGTAACACTAAAATCACCTTCAATTGGATCTACAAGATAATCCTGTTCAAAGAACATAACATATCCCATTGTCATGGAGTCTAAAAATGGCATACAAGTTTTTACAGTTGGTTGATGTAAATCGTTATCCGTAAATCTTTTTAAACTTTTATATTCATCAGGAATAACTCTTGAAGCAGGTTTAGGATGTGGCCATATATCAAGCATGTCTTTGTTACTTGCACAAAATGTAATTTTATTCTCAAACATTAATTTGCTATAAAATTAAAAGACATAGATCTTCTAAAATCATTTTTTATTTTTGTTTTAAAAGGCATAACACAATGTTGATGTCTTGCTTCAAAAATGTAAAAGTGACCTACTTCAGGTTCCATGTATTGACATGTTATACCATCATGTCCGATAAACCCTAGTTTTCCATCTTTATATTTTTGTGGACTGTCTAATGGAGCGTCATTAATAAACTCTGGAACTTTTAAAAATAAAACAGTTGACCATCCTGTTTGATCATGATGCGTGTGAGGAGGATTGTATTCTCCTTCTTTCATATCATTAATCCAACAACTTAAAATTTCTAAGTTTTTATGTTTACTGTCTTTAGGAATGTTATAAAAATTTTGATTAAACAAACCCACTTGTTGACATGTTTCTATGTAATCAGACATACATTGTGTTATATTTTTAAAAATATTTGTTGTTTGTAATAATTCAGTAAACTCTAATTCTGATTGTAAACGTCCCGCTAATCTTGGACCCATTGAGTTTAATTTATTTTTATTTTCTTCATATTTATTATTCAACTCTTTAATTTCATCCATAGGTAAATTATAACATTTTACCATTCTTCCAAACATTGTAGTTTGCGATAACATCATTGTAAACTAACCCAAAACTGTATGCTAAATCTTTGTTCTAAAAAAGAAACATCTTTATCGTCTTCAGTATGTAAAGGAGTAATTGCATGAGAAATGTAAGAAGGAAAAACAATCATAAAATTATTTTTATTTTCAACCTCGTAAATTTTATTATTATCCATAAACAACATGTTGCCTCCTTTTAACTTATTACTTTTGTTAAGAATTAAATTAAAAGTAAATAAGATATTATTTTTTTCATCTTTATGCCAATTATAATAACCTCCGTTATTATAACTAATAACATGTATATTCCACTGTAACTTTCTTGTTAAAAATTCATATACTTTTGACGCATTGTTTCTTGCATAAAAATGTAATCCTTGATGAATGAACCAATAAGCAAGGGATTCTATAAATGAGTCACTATTTTCAATAGTTTTATTACTAATCCAAAAATCTAAACCACCACATTTACTACTAAAAAATTCTATTTTATCATTCCAAGTAGATAGTTGAAACAAATTTCTATTGTTTAATAAATCCGTGTATAATTCTTCAACATTTTTTTTAGGTAAAAAATTGTCGCAAGCTATTATATTCTCTGACAAATTATAATATTTCATTCTTTTTTCTGTCTCTTTCATAAC